AGAATGCCCCGCTGTAGTCCAATAGAAGCGGAGTGGCTGACTCGCGCACCGAATTGAGTAGGGTCAATGTGAAAGCGTCGAGGATGTCGTTGTCAGCCATATCGAGGTCGGCGTCCATCGCGTGGCCCGCAGCAGACCACTCTAAGTTGCCAAGGCCGTCGTGGTCCGTGATGATCGAGGCACTGATACTGGTGCATTCCGCTGCAATTTCGGTGATGATTAGCCGCAGCCTCTCCAGCGCCCTTTCGGTCTCGCGGGCCGTTCGTGCGTTCGTGCTGAATGTGCTGAACGTCGTCATGACGTGCGTTGCTTCCCCAGCGGTCGCGTGACCAGGCTGACCCGCTCAATCGACCACGGCTGATAGTTGTCGCCATTGGCTAACCGTAGAATCAGCGACCCGCCGCGTACCCGCGGTCGGACCGTGTATTGCCTGCCCCCATGAGTCTGCTCGGCCCACGAGCCGCTGGCCATCGTTGTCCCGGAAACGGCGGCTTGGCTGGACTCGCCGTGCTTGATCGCCCAGTCCACTTCCCCGCCATTCTCGCCAATGGTCCCAATCATCTCGGACACCAGACCGGCACTGTAGTCGCCGCCCCCGGGCCTGAAAGGACCGTAGACCACGTGGCTGCTGATCGCCGTTGTCCCGTCACTGAAGTGCTTCGCATTGAACTTCTTGAGCGTGCCACTGCGCGTGCCCAGTATCACGTCCGCGTCCAGCCCGCTACGCGATACGTGCCGCACCATCGCGGTCGGCTCATCCGCACTCGGCACGGCGATTGGCCAGAAGCTCTTCAGCTCCCAGTCATACCAGTAGTGGTACTGGCCGGTGTAATTGGTCTGTGTCAGGAAGATGTGCACACCGCGATGTCTACTGTCATACTCCAGTTGGATCGTCGCTTGGTCCGGGTTGAGTCGAAGCAACTCCTCTGGGATCCGTTCCCTCGATAAGCTGACAGGAACCGTATCCGCACCGGGCGGGAGAACGTATAGACCGTCGTAGGACATGAAGATCAACTCGCTCTGCGGGCCATACGTCCACGCGTGCTTGTCCACTATCCCAATCTGCTGAGACACCAAGTCAATCACGCCGCCGGTCGCAGGATCGCCACGCAGCACATACAGCGCGTGCGGACAACCAAACACCAGTTGGTCGTCACTGAACGGGGCCAGCGCCCGAATCGGCAACGCAATCTGCCCCGCATCGGCAGTCGTCCCGGCCATAGGCCGCTGGTAGTCGTCTAAGTCGATAGTGAAGTCCCAGTCCAGCGGATCGCCCTGACGACTCATATACCAGACGGTCGGTGTGATCTCGCCACCCGCGAGAACCAGGCGGTCTCGATATGTGCACACCAGGGGACACGCCACAGGAACCGCACCGGCAGTCGTCGCCATCCACGCCGTCAGTGTGTCGGCCGTGTGATTGTAGATCTTTGGGCCGCGCGTCACCCGATAGCTGCACGTGCCATTGCCGGGAGACGAACCTAGCGTGACCGTGCTGCCATCGCCAGCAACGCTTGCGATAGCATACACCCCGGCAGTGGGGCCGGTACAGTTGTAGAGTTCAACGACATCATCGTCTGTATCGATCACGGGATCTCGCCAGTCCCGGCCCCCCGTGTCGTCCAGCGTCGCCGTACTGATCGTCCCATCGGTCCCGGCGTGCTTGATATAGCCCACGTCCGCGATGTACAAACTGTTGCCCCGCGCCGCGGCAGTCAGTAGCCGGTCACTGGCGAGTTGGACAGAGCCGCCAGCAGCCGCTTGGGACATTCCCCACGGACCCAGAACCCCCTGGTCCCTATACAGTTCACCGGCAGTGCTGGCCATCAATACGGTCCGCTTACTGGTCTGGTCGTCGCCGGAAGTCACATACTGCACCGTGCAGGTGTCTACGCGTTGATCGGTGTCTGTGCCGAGATTGAAGCCTACCCGCCCGCCAGCACCCGCAGGCGCCCCGGCGCTTCCGGCATATAGCGTCGTATCACGCCAGTAGGCGGCAAGCGTCGAAGCACTGTATTGAGTCACAAGAAACCACCCGGACATACTGGCTGACTTCGTGCCGCTGCCACTATTCACTACGGTCGGTGAGCCGCTGCTGTACCTCGTCACCGTGTAGGCGTAGGCACCCGTCGAACCGGTCAGGGCGAGCGTGACCGTTATGCTGTCCGTCGTCGGAGCCGGGGTCGAGTCGTTCAGCCGCATGTAAATCGTATACGTGCCGTGGTGCTCCCCGTCCTTTGGCACAATAAAGAGGCCAAGGGTAATCCAGTAGTCGAGGTCGGCACCTAAGTCGTCCGTAACAGGCGACGCTGAGGCCGTGCCTATCGCATAGCCATCCGCAACGTCACAGAGATTCGCAGCACCCGTGATCGGCGTGGTCCACCAGTCCGACATCGTAGTACCGTCGAACGTGTCTTCATGCTGAACGACACCATCAGACTCGATGACCGGCAGTGAATAGAGCAGGCGCACAGGGTCCGTACCGCCGACTTTCAGCCGGTAATAGGCGTAGTCCAGACCTGGCCGACTGCCGCCCCGGTCGCGGCCCGTAATGGCCTCCGTGGCGCGGACGTTCAGGCAGTCAGGTGTCGTATAGGGCGGTTGGTCCTGATACGCCCAGCGGCGGTCAAGACCGGCCACCGGGAATCTCAGGCTACTTAGTTTCGGCTTCCCCGGCACTATCGGATTCCTCCGTATTGGCCGTGTCGGTTGTGTTCGGCGCCTCCAGGTCGCACAGCGCCTGATACGCACCGCGCAGCTCCGCTTGACGAGTTGCGAGTTGGCCTAGCGTCTTCTGTGTAGTGGCAATAGCCTCGTCCAGACGCTCGGCCTCCTTCTCCAGTTCTTCCTTCCTCTGAGCAATCTTCTCTTCAGCAGTCATCCCCTCGTCTCCTTCAGACAGGTAGGTGTGGGGGCGACCCACTATGAGCCGCCCCCCTAACTACGTTGGTTATGCCTCTGGGATAAGCATGATGTAGATTTCCGCGTCTAATGTCGCGTCACTGTTGACGGACACAATACCAGACGCAGCAATCGCGACTTTCGAGTCGTCCACTTCATCCCAGTAGTCCACCTGTTCATCGTTAGCAGCGACGGTAACGGCGTCGCAAATGTCACCACCGCCACCGCCCGTGTCCTTACCAAGCTTCCATGTGCCGCCGTCCGCGGACTGGTTGATGGACCAGGCGTTGATGATCCGGCTCTTTGTGGAGAGCGTTACATCCGTCCACCCGTTCTTGTTCTCAACCTTGCAGACGATCACATAGGGGATGCCCGGAGCAAAGGTGCCATTCACAGCAGGCCATGTGATGCCCGCCATGTTGTCCTCAAGGAGCCCGGTGATCGTGTTGCTGCCCGCTACAATGGTCTTGTTGGTCAGCGTCGCAGCAAAGGCGTTGAACGTGAACGTGTCATCACCCGTCAAAAGCGGCAACGTCACATTCCGATCCGCCGCCAGTTCACTCACAGCAAACACATACTGATGGTCTGAACTGGTGTCATTGATCTGCGGTGTGGTGAGAACAGGACTGGTCAGAGTCTTGTTCGTGAGCGTAGCCGCAAAATCGTTGAACACGAAGGTGTCGTTCCCTGCAAGCAACGGCAGAGTGACCGTGCGGTCACCCGCCAACTCGTTCACGGCGAAGATGTACTGGTGGTCAGACGATGTGTCATTGATCTGAGGCAATGTCAACGTCTTGGCCGACAGAACTTCCGTCCCAGTCAGCGTCGCCAGCGTCCCAGTCGTCGGCAGTGTCACGTTAGTGGCGGCGCTCGTGGTTAATGTAACGCTGTCGTCCCCAACGGTAATCAGGTCTCCGCTCAGCGTCACGTCGCCAGCCAGTGTCACGGCCGAGTTGCCATCCACCGGGATGTTGATTGTGAGCGTCCGATCCGCCGTATAGACAGCACTCGACGCAAGCAGCAAGTCGTGCGCCGCACCAGTTGACCTCAAGCTAAACCCAGTCAACTCAATCGCCGTCCCGCCCGTAATAGCGGGCGCCGTCAGGGTCTTGTTCGTGAGCGTCTGCGCCTTGGCAGTAAAGACCCACTCCTGAGCCGCGCCAGCCAAGTCGGGGATCGACAGGGCCGCAGCACTGCCAGTCTGAGCCGTCACCGTGGTCACCGGGTCGAAGGTGCCACCCTCAATGGTGAACCCACCCAGCAACTTTGAGGCCGCGGCGACGGTAGGTGTGCCCCAGAACGGATCGGAAGCAGCACCGGAACTCACTAGAGCCAGCCCAGCCGTGCTCGCAGCCAGTCGAGTCGTGGCGGAGGCACCGCGGAAGATGATGTCGCCTCTCGTAGTGCACGGATCGGCCAGCAATGTGCCGGTCGTCGGCAACGTCACATCGGTGGCAGCAGTCGTAGTGAAT